GATAATGTCCAGATTCCATTTCTGTATTGATAATCTTCTGAATCGTATGAAGAGGACGTGTCCCCCACCCGAGAGTTACAGCACCCACCATCTCCTCGTTCTTGAACACTCCAAGCCAATGCTTTGTGAGTTTCGGCATCACAGGACTATAATGATTAGCTTGGACCAGTTCGGTCGCCATGGCTCTACTGACCACTCTGACTTCATATTTTTTACTCGACATTTATCTTCCCGTTGAGCCGAAGCCGCCTGCGCCGCGCTCCGTTTTTATATTAATATTATCTGATGTCTCTACAAAATTGCAACCTTCTATGGGAACCAAGACAAGTTGCGCTAGCTTTTGACCAGGATAAATTACTTGCACATCATCACCAAGATTGTGCAGGTTGACAAACACCTCACCATCGTAGCCAGAATCAATGACGCAAGCACCGACGATCAATCTCCGCTTGGACGCAATGCCCGATTTGTTTTTTACCTCAAGCATATATCCATCTGGTACTTCCACTTTTATACCTGTCGGTATAATACAAGACGAGCCCGGTCCAATCCAATATTCATTATCACATCCATCGCTCACGCCGTCGTCGTCCGGTCTACAATAAAAAACATCTGCCCCGGCATCTGTCGCGTATGCCCTCTCTGGCAACTTAGCCCCTTCTCTCAATAGTTTTACTTTCAGATTCATACCTTCTCCTATGCCAATAACTTAAAGTTGTATCTAATCGAACGAGTGCTGAATCCCCACTGTTCATTGTAATCTAGTTTAGCCAAGTATGGACGGTTTATGAAAACTCGGTCGATGCCCGCCTTGACCGCCCAACACTTAATGGCTGTGTTTTTATTCGTTGAGTCAATAACTTTTATAAGCCAATAAATCCGTCCATTTTTAGTTTTCTTTTCTATAACCTCGCGCGGAATAAACCAAGCCACACCCAACTCGGTGTCCCATTCTCCAATTGGAGGCACTTGGTTTTCATCAAGACCGGCCACAACATTTCGGTTCATCACAAGCTCAAAAGGAAACACGCCTGTGAGACTAACCAAATGCTCAATCACCTCCTCTGTCGTAAATTCTCCTTCCGGGGCGTAAAGCTCAATATTGTCCTTCATCTTCTTGGTGGATTTCGGACGGTCAACAGCAACAGCAGACCAGAAATGTTTGAGCCCCGTAAACCTATCATCAACGAAACTATTCAACGCTTGCCCGCGTATCAATACATCTAGTGCTCTCTTGTTTAGCTTAGAGTAAACTATCTCTTTACTAAAAAGCAATTCCTCTACGTTGTTAAACGGTCTATGTTCAATAATCTGGTCAATGGCGGCATCACCGAGCCCCTTGATAGAATTCAGCGGAGGAATTAATGTCTTTCCATCTTCCGAAATCTCCCACACCCTGCCGGAAGTATTAATATCTAAGGGAGCCAGCTTGAAGCCCATAGATTTTGCAATATTGATTGCCTGCTCCTTTCGAGCTTCAGGTTCCTTGTCCAGAAACGCCGCCATCCACTCGGACGGATAGTAATTAAAAAGGTGAGCACATTGGTAACTAAGAATAGAATAACTAACTGCATGCGACTTATTGAAGCCATAACCAGAGAAGTATTCAAACTTGCCCCAAAGGATCTCAGCCTCGCCTTTCGTGAGTCCCTTGTCAACACAACCGTCAACAAACTTATCATGAATCTTCTGTTTCTTCGCTTCGACCTCGCCAGTACCCTTCTTCGTCAGAAGCTTTCTTAGCAGATTGCCCTCATCAAGAGACAAGTCCTTTCCTAGCTTGTGCGCCAGCAAAGCAATTTGCTCTTGGAAGATTAGGAACCCGTATGTTTCTTCTGTTACCTGCTGAACCAATGTCTGAGCATATCCTGTGCCAGCATACTCAATATCGTCTGGATTGTTCTTTGCATTTACATATGATTCGTGGACTTTCGCGCTCAAAGGACCAGGACGATAAATTGAAGTGACCGCTGATATATCGATGATACTAGCTGGTTTCGCCTTTTGACAAAACTGTTGCGCGCCCTTCTCCGTAAACTGGAATATTCCTGCCCATCGCCCCTCGGTGAATACAGAATACACTTGGTCATCGTTGAAATCAATTTTGTCTGGATGAAGATACTGGTCATAATAACCCTTCACGTCTCCAAACGTAGGGTCAGCAACTCCATGATGCCGCTTGAGGATGTGCCTGATGGCACCCTCCATCATACGCAGCGAAGCCAACCCTAAAATATCAAACTTAATAAACCCCAACGGTTCTAAGTGGCGCACATTCTGACCTTCGGACCAGGGTGTCTGGCAAACCCCGCCACTATTAATTAATGGCATCCACTGGTCCAGGTTTTTACCAACAACAACACCGCCAGCGTGCCGACTGACGCTCCTTACCTGCCCGTGTAGGGATTCAATATGTGTTTTCACACTTGGGTACTTCGCAAAAAACGCTTGCACGGTTGGCGAGAACTCTACCACCTCTTCAAAGGTTGGAGTATATACACCTGCCTTGATGCCATGTTTCTTTTTCGCCATCGGTGTCGCTTCTTGGAACATACGAGAAGTGACCGGGTTGACCTCTTTGAACGGAATCTCGTATAGCTTGGCGATGTCTTTAATCAAAGAGCGCAGCTTAAGCGTATTGAAATTTGAAATAGGAACAACGGTTGATTCGCCCCACTCTTCAATTAGTTTTTCTTTGAGCACCATCGGGTCCGAAACATCATAATCAATGTCAGGGTAGTCAGTTTGGTCCTTCCGCATAAATCTCTCAAACAGGAGATCATATTTAAGGGGGTCCACTTGCGTGATACCGATTAGATAAGCCACAAGGGAACCCGCAGCGGAGCCTCTGCCAGCGCCCACAAGTTGTGCCTCGGAAGCACGGTCAGCAATTGCCTTCATAGTCAAAAAATATTCGGCGAAGCCTCGCTCTTCAATAACTTTTAGTTCATCTCTGGCGCGACGTGCAATTGCTGAAGCATCATCATGAGCGTTTACTTCGTATTCGGTGAGCCCCTCCTTACAAAACTCTATTAGAGCTTGAATTGCAGTCTTGCCCTCCGGTACAACAAAGTCTGGAAGGCGTACCACGTCGTCGGGCATAAAATCTTCAATGCACTCCGTGGCGATTGTATGAGTGTTTGTGATTGAGTCCATAACCAAGTCATCATCATATTCTTCACCGCAAAGCTCTGAATACTTCTGATAACTCTCCCACATCTGGTCGCCGTTCTTGGGGTAAAGCTCATAACCGATTTCTTCTACGCCTTTTGGAAGCTCTGAGCCCATCCACTCCGGTAGTCCGCCCTTGCCGAGCCAGCCAAGCCTCCTATAAAGCTCCCGGTCGCGCCAAGCATCAGGGTTGGGGTAATGACTGTCAGCCGTAGAAATTAATTTAACGTTATACTCTTTCGCCATTTGAATAATGTGCTTGTTGAGTATGTGTTGCTCTGGGACATTGTTCCACTGAAGCTCTCCATACCACCGGTCCCCAAAGATCGCCTGCATGCGTTCTGTCGTGCGCCGCATCGCATCTAAAACAGCGCCACTACCATCCCCATGATAATCCCAATAATCACCAGCGTAAACACCGCCAAGACAAGCACTAGTGGCAATAACTCCAGCGTTAAATAAATTAAGAAGCTGATAATCAACCCGAGGGTATCGATAAAAATTCTCACCTTTGTAGCTCTCCGATATGAGCTTAAATATGTTGTTCAAACCTGTTTGGTCTTGTGCCAACAGGATGAGGTGATTCCTTTTTTTAAGAAGATTGTTCGTCGCATCTTGTAAATTACCGCGTTTACTGGCGTTTTCATCCTCTATAACCAGCCCACTAGATTTATTTTTCTTTTTATTTTCTTTCGAGGATTCGTATACCTGACACCATTCTTCGATTGAGGGCGTGAAGTACGCTTCGACCCCAAAGATGGGCTTAAACTGCTTCCCATCTGCTTTCATTTGTTTTGCGTGCAAAACTTGGTAGGGTAACCCATTCATATGTCCGTGATCAGTCAAAGCAAGGGCATTACAGCCGTTCTCATAGGCGAAATCCATGTGCTCTTGAGGATACCCTAAGCCGTCAAACAGCGACAGTCCGCTATGGGCATGAAGCCCTACAAAAGAGATTTCAGATTTTTTACGTTCACTCATTATCAACCCCTATAGGATTCCACTCTTGATATGACAAAATACACTTCGCTGGTCTAAATATTTTTTTAGAATCGCTTGAGCCTGCATATGCACAAAATGTTTCCCAACTATCAATTTTTTTATACCACGGCAATTCAATTTTTACTGCATCTTCTATCTTAGCATATTTGAAAACTTTGTCAAGAGAAAAATGCCTTGCAGACCATCTTTTTTCTAAGGGTAGGTTTTCCGTGGGCATACCTGCCTGACCAGGGACGCGGACGCCAGTGCCCTCCTGTCTAACGGTGTCTCGGTACCGGAAAAACCCATCAGCGTCAAATGTAAATCCCAAATACTCTCCATCGCGAACGGTTTTATCTTTATACGAAAGAAAAAAATCTCGACGAGCAGATATATCTTTTCGATGCTTCCGCAAGATTTCCGGCTCATATACCCCATATGGAAAGGCTGCGTAATACCTATCTGGGATGACCCACTTGCTGATGAAGTTGGAGATACTATAAGCGCTCAAAGCCCCATAAAGCACACTC